TTGGGCGTGCCTGCACAGCAGAAGCCCAACACACCGTTGAAGGTGCCCTACTACAGCCAACGCGATTCCACGGTGGCGGGCCAGGCCAACCGGATGTGCTTCTCCAGCAGTTGCGCCATGCTCGTCTCCTTCCTGCGGCCGGGTGTGATTACGGGCGCAGCCGCTGACGATCAATACCTCAAGACGGTGCAACGCTTTGGCGATACCACCGACGTGAATGCACAGCTCAAGGCACTAGCGCACTACGGCATCAAGGCTCGCTTCAAGCAAGACGCCGGTTGGGATGACCTGCAGCAGCAGATCGCACGTTCAGTGCCGATCCCCTGCGGATTCCTGCATCACGGCACCAGCGCCAAGCCCACTGGCGGCGGCCATTGGCTCACCGTGATCGGCATCACCAAAGGTCACGTCATCGTCAACGATCCCTTTGGCGAGATGGACGTGGTGCGCGGCACCTACCTCAACAGCAAAGGTTCAGGGCTGCCCTACAGCAAGGCGAACTGGGGGCCACGGTGGCTGGTGGAAGGGCCGCGTTCCGGCTGGTGCATCATCGCCGAGCCATGAGGAACGTGAACATCAGCCAGCGCATTCAACCTGGCCTGTGGAAGGTCCACCGCAAAGACACCGGCGTGGTGGTGTGGATGGCGATGGCCAACGGCATTACCTACCTCAGCTATCACGAGGAGCAAACCCGCCTCTGGCTAAGCCGTGAGCTAGACGATCCTGAACCGCTAGATGCGGCATGAAAAAGCCCCCGGCATGACCACGGGGGCACGTTGAACATCCGACCTAGCTTGCCGGCTTGTCTTTTCTTAAGCCTTTCGCCACCATCATGCACTCAAACATCACTTCAGCTTGCCAGCGTTGTTGATGTTCAATGCAGTAGCCAAGGCCACACACCCGCCATTTGAGCCCATCCTTTGTGGCGACCTGATTGATGACAGGTTCACACACGGGAATACTTAGCGCAACCTTCTAGGTTCCCGTTATGGCTTGGGGTGACTGGATGATTCCCAAGCCAGGACCGGAGCACCTGCTCACGCTGGAACAGCAAAGGCGTGCCGTTGATGGCTACACGCTGCCGCAGGCCAAGGCCATGCTGCTGCGCCTGTGCCAGCTGTCCCTGCATCAAGACCTGATCATCCGAGGCGCTACGCGGCGGATCGCAGAGCTTGAATGCACTCTTGCCCTTGCAGACCGCCAAGCTTAAGCCTGAGGGTGGTCATGGCTCGGTTGTGCATCTGCTGTGTGGCCTGACGGCTCACCTGCAGCTCAGCACCAATTTGTTCATAAGGCTTTGGCAGGCGGGTGCTGCCGAAATAACGGCTGCGGATGATGTGCTGGTGCTCGGGGGTCAGATCGTTGATGGCTTCATGCAGAGCATCACTGAACTCTTGCAAGTCATCCAGTTGTCCATCGGTGCTGCGTGGATCAGCCACCACATCCATAAAGTCGCCATACTTCTCGCCGCCTGGCATCTTCTGATCCAGGCTCAAGACGCTGGCGTTGTGGTTGAGGTAGCCGAGCAGCGTTTGCTTCTGGATCCCACAATGTTTAGCTACATCGGCCAGCGGCGGCAGCTTGCCATGCTCCCGCATGTGCAGCTGCATGTAGTCCATCGCTTTGCGCAGCTGATCATTGGCCTGCATCGGCAGGTGGATGATGCGGCTGTGGCGGTTGATCGCCCGCGTGATGCCCTGGCGAATCCACCAGTAGCAATAGGTACTGAACTTGTAGCCCAGAGCCGGCTCAAACTTGAGGATGGCAGAATCCAAGCCAATCAGACCCTCTTGAATTAGGTCTTCAAGGGTCAGCGTGCCGCTGTACTTCTTGTATTTGCCGGCCACATTGACGGCCAGGCGAATGTTGGAGAGAAAGAAGCGATCACGAGCGCGGCGCCCTTTGTTGATGATGCCCTTCTGCTGTTTGGTCGGCTTATCAGGGTCACCGATGGCCAGCCAGGCCTGCACCTGACGAGCCAGGGTGATCTCTTCGGCAGCGGTGAGCAGGGGATAGCGGCGCGAGTGCTGGATGATCCAATCAACGGAAGTGCCAGGCGTAGCCATTGGCAGCAGTGTGGGGGAGAAATGGCTAGTGTTTGGGCCTAGACCTTTTTCGAGGGCTAGGCGGAACCGTAGAGGCAGGCTGCGGTAAGGGCGGCACCGCGTGAGGACCGCCCACCTGCCACCTTTTTGCTTAGACCGTGGCCAAGGTCACGGTGTGCTCTTGGTCTTGGTATTTGCCAGCGCGGTCTTCGTAGCTGACCGAGCAGGGATCGCCTTCAAAGAAGAGCAGCTGACAGATGCCCTCGTTGGCATAGATGCGGCAGTCCGCACCGGAGGAGTTGGAAAACTCCAGGGTGAGGTGGCCGCGCCAGCCAGCTTCGGCGGGGGTCATGTTGGCGATCACACCCATGCGGGCATAGGTGGATTTACCGAGGCAGATCACCGTGACGTTGGGCGGCACGCAGAGTTTCTCTAAGGCGACACCCAAGCCGTAGCTGTGCGCTGGCAGCACGAAGTAACGGCCGCGTTCATCGCTCTGCAGCTCAACATTGCGCAGGTTGTCGGGGTTGAACGCCTTGGGGTCCATGATCGTGCCCGGCACATGCTGAAACACGCGGAAATCAGCAGGGCTTAGGCGGATGTCGTAGCCGTAGGAGCTGCAGCCGTAGCTGAGCACTTTGTGGCTGGCGATTTGCCGGATCAAGGTGGGTTCAAACGGTTGGATCATGCCGGCGTCAGCGCGGACGCGAATCCAGTGGTCAGCTTTGATCACAGGGCTTCTCCGCGTGCTTTGCGGGCCAGCACCCATGCGGCAAACGCCACGATCAAGCTGGCGGTTTGGTTGTTGATTGGTGCGGCGTGGGGGTAGCTATCACGCCACCACTCAGCCAGCAGATCTTCAAGCGTCGGCGTTGTCGTCGTCATGGGTTTGGGTGAGAAGGCCGGTGTAAGTGGACTTGAGCGGATGGCCGTTGGGGAGATCAGCGCGGCCGCTGGCTTCGTAGGCAGCGTCTAGGCGGTCTTGCCGCGCTTGCTGCTCAATCGGGTTGCAGTCGGGGTTCATCAGCGATAGGACTGTGTTACAGAGCGTTCAATCATTAGCGACCTGATTCCGGCCACATTCCAATAAATCGGGCCACGTTGTCCGATTCCTTTTCTGTAGTAGTGAATTCCAGCCTGCAGAACTTCAGCCTTTAGCACTTGCAATGTTGATCTGCTTATTCCAAGCTGCTGGCAGGTATCGGTGCTATTGCACCATTCTGTTGTTTGGTTCATCAGAAGGGCATCGAATTGGTGGATTCGGCCTTGGCCTTTTGATCGCTCACCGCTAGCAGCAGGTAGTCATTGCCGGCTTTGCTGGTGCGGGGGCGCAGGTTGGCGCGGAGCTGCACGCAGGGTTGCCCTTTGTCGTTGGCGACCGGGTTCTGCGTTAGCGCCCAGTTGTAGAGCTTCTCGATCTCTTCCACCGGTACATCAGAGGATGCCCAGTAGGCGCCTTCGGCTTTCTTGTCTTGGTTGCAGGTGAACCAAAGGGTGAAGGCATCAGGGGCGAAATCAGCCATGAGTCAGTTGATGGTGGGAAGGTTGAAGTAACGGCGCAGCGCGTCATGCACTGCACCGCTGGGGGTGAGCTGATGCTCATCCGCGTGTTTGCGGATCAGCTTCATCACGTCCGGCCAGAGGTGGGCGCAGACGGCCACGCTTTTGGTGCTGCGGGCGTACCGCCGCCTGGGCGTTACCGGCTTGCGTTCGCTAGCGCTAGTCATCAAGGGCACACCAGAGGTAGGGCGTGTTGCGGTGGGCATAGAAATCAACAGGGGCAATCGCTAAGCCTTCATCCTGCATGGCGATGAAACTGCGCAGTTGCAGCCAGCACGATTTGACCCGTTCATGCGAGCAAAAGCGGTATTCCGCCGGCACCGCATTGGCTGATTCGGCCCACTGCAGTGAAGTGCCGCACAGTGCAGCAAGGTAGGCGCCTTGGTTATTCCTCAGCAGCCAATAAACCCGGTGCAGATACGGATCGCTGCAGGAGCTTGAGATCTGCGCGGATGCGTTGGAGAAGGACGCGTTTCGCGCAATGATTACCGAAGTAGGTGAGCCTTGCATTAAATGCAGCTTCTGCATAAACGTCTGCTCCCGCCGATTCAATGCCTTCAATGGCATCGCATACATGCGCGTGAGCAAGTCGGATGTGCTCATCAGGCGGCAACGGCATGAAGCTGCTCCATCAGGAAGTCGCGGTGCGCGGCGGTCTTGATGTAGTCGGCGGCCTTCTTGTCGGGCGGCAGGCTGAACCGCTCTTGAAAGGCCAGCACGATCTGAGCGCGGCGTTCGTCGCTCACCTTGAGCACGGCCTGCACCAGCTCTTGCACCTCAGCGGCACTGAGCTTCTCGGGGTTCGGGGATGCCGGCTTCTTGGCCGGTGGCTTGCTAGCGCTAGCCGGTGCCGGTGCAGCGGCCATAGCTTCCTCGCGCATCGGGTTTTCCACCTCCACCCGCGCCCACAGCTCGAATCCGAGTGAAAAACTAAAGGCTGCGGCCGTGCAAAGGCAGCGGCGGTGCGTGTCGGTCAGCGTCCGCGCCGTAATCCGCTCAAACGGAATCGGGTTGTTGCGGTTGTCCATGCACGCCTGCGGGAAGTCCGGCGTCACCTGATCGCCATTGGCGAAGTAGCCAACGACATAACCAGAGCCATCGGGGGCACGCCACACATGGCCGCCATCGGGTGCGGCGCTGAGGGTGAACTGCCAGCCGGGTGCGTGAACGTGCAGCAGGTGGGCGATCTTCGCCCAGTTCACATAGTCAGCGGCATAGGAGCCGCTGCCCTTGGTGGAGATGTCATCAGGAGAGATGACCCCACCAAGTTGCGGGAAGTCGGTCATGGATGCGGTGGTATCGGGTGCCGCGTCGCTGCAGCACCCTTGGATCCTAGGCTAGCCAACGCTAGGGGTCAAGTCCCCGATCCATTGCCGCTAGCGCTTCGGCTACCGGATCGGAGCCGTTGATCGTGATCGCCTCCCATTCGCTCGGCGTCCACTGATGCCAGCCGCTCAGCACGTTGCGCAGTAGATCGCGCTGGGCGTTGGTCAGGCCTTGGCAGTGCTGCTCCAGCTCCTTCCATGCCACCGCCGGGCTGAGCTGCTTTTTCTTGGCAATCGCCTCAAACCGCGCTTGGTGTTCAGCGCTCAATGCATTGGCCGCTTCCTCGGACAACGGCTCCGGTTGCTGCAGCCACTCCGGCGGCTCCAGCTCGCCGATGAAATGCGAGAAGAACTCCGTAGCCCGCCATGGCCGGCCTTGGGCGTCAGTGATCGGCTGCGAATCTTTGAGTCGATCCTTCAGGCGCCGGTCGCTAACGCCGCTGTAGTCCCCTCCAGCCACCCGTGCATTGGCCAGCGCCAGCTGGATGAAGGTGAGCGGCTGCGGCTGATCGGTCTTGGCGTTCTGCAGCTTGTTGAAACTCGAATCGCGCACGGCGGGAAAGCCGGCCTGCTCACCCCACTCATGCAGCGTGCTGTGAATCCACCCATTGCGATTGCACCACGCCGTGAGGGTGCGACCAAAGCGCTGGCGGGCGGCTAGCGGTGGATGGCTGTAGCGGTCGTGATCCAATGCTTGTGCTTCGCTAGCGGCTAGCCTACCCCTAAGGATGGACAGCCGCCTCCCCGGCCCTTAGCCGCACGTCCTGCACTGCTCCATCACTCACCACGACCCGATCCACCCACTGCGACAGCAGCCGCCGCGTCTGCTCCGGTGTCTTGGTCATCTCCGCCCACACCTGCGGTTGATCCAGTGCCTCTAAGGCATCGCTCAGCGTGAAGCGGCTGCCGCCATCGCTCACGCAGTCCTGCAGCAGCGTGCTTAAGCGCTGCTCTTTGCGCTCGATCACTTCGGCCAGGTCCGCATCCTCCAGCAACCGCAGGTCACTGATCTGACCCTGCAGCTGTTTGATCTCTGGGCTGAGCCGCTGCTTCAGCCGCAGTTCATCCACCACGCTGCAGTAGGCCAGCAGTTCACGCTTCTCCCACAACCGCTGCAGCACCGCCTCCAGCACGGTCTCTTCCTTGATCCCTTTGTGCGGACGCACCGGGCACACCTCATGGGTGCAGCGCAAATAGATCGGCCCCGGCTGGCGCGGCTGGTGGTAGTGCATCAACCCGCCGCAATGGCCGCAATGCACCAAGCCGGTCAGCACCCGACTGCGACGCTTGCGAATCGGCGTTGTGGAACGCACCCGCAGGGACTGCATCACCTGCTGGATCTCCACCTGCTCCTCGTGGCTCACCAGCCCTTGATGGGCGTGCGGGTGAATTTCCTCCACCTCGCCTGGCTTGTTCAGCAGCCGGCTTTTGTTGCCATCGGCATCCAGCTTCCAGCGAAAGGTGCCATACACGCGGCTGCCGGCAATCGCTGGATTCAGCAGCCAACGCCGCAGGCCCTCCAGGCTGCGAAACGCCTGCCCGCATTCCTTGTACTGATAGTCAAAGGCATCGCGCAGGCTGCCGCTGGCCAAAAAGTGCTCCACGATCTGCCGCGCTACCGGCGCCGTCTCGGGGTCCAGTTCGTAGTTGAGCTTGCCCTCGGTGTAGCGGTAGCCAAACGGTGGTTTGCCCGCTTGAGGCTTGAGCTGCTTGCGGGCATACACCTGCCCGTGATGCACCCGCTCACCGATCAGCTCCGATTCCATCTGCGCCATGCCCATCAGCAAGTTGGCGTAGAAGCGCCCCATCGCCGTGGAGAGATCAATCGACTGATCGAGGCAGATCAGGTTCGGCCAGCTGTCTTGATTGAACAGGCGCAGCAACTTCCCGCCATGCACCGTGGATCGGCTCATGCGATCCATGCGCGTGCAGAGCACCGTGTTCAGCAGGCCTTGGCCGCAGCACTCCAGCAAGCGCTTCAGCTCCGGCCGGTCATCGCGGGTGCCGGAGGCCACATCCACAAACTCCACCACCGGCTCACCGAGCTTCTCGGCCTGCTCCCGGAGGCGGCTGAGCTGCTGCTCTAAGGCGTGGGACTGATCCTCGCTTTCGGTGCTGACGCGGGCGTAAATCGCCGTCGTCATGGTTCAATTCGCTCCAGGCTATTCTGTGGCTACAGGCTTAGCCGCGCCAGAGCTGCTTGGCCTGAAACCACAGCCGAAAAGCCGCATGACCACTGCGATCTCAGACCTGACCGCTCAGCCGATCACGCGCAGCACTCTGCTGGAGCTGCTCAGCAGCGACGGCCAGGCCCATGAAAACCTGGGAGCGGGCGTCCGCGAGGCCTGCGTGTGCCTGCATGACGCCCGGAGCTACTACGACCTGCCGGCGGTGCTGGAGGAGCCTCTGAGCCGCTTCCGCTGGCACCTCGATCAGGCGTTTGCGGCGCTGGAGGATGCCCGCGAGCTGATCTGAACGGCACGCCCAGTCGAATTGCCACTGGCCCTAGGGAATAAAGCCCCTAGGGCTTTTTGCTGTCTTGACGCGCAGCAGATCTGCCTCGGACCGGCTAATTCGCTCTAGCGCAGTTTATTGTTGTGATTCGCGCTAGTCCCGCCATGCGACGGCTAGCGACTAACACATCCAAAGCCATGACCGCATCCCTTCACCTGGTGACGCGCAGGCCCAAGCGCATCACGATCACCGTGTCCTACGCCGTCGCGGAGCACCTCTTCACGATGAGCGACGAGCAGGGCCGCTCCACCAGCAACCTGGCCGCTCACCTGTTGGAGGTGGCGCTGGAGGCCATGCAGGGTGAACCGCCGATCAAGAAGAAGTGGCCCGGCAAGGGCTGAGCACACGGCCCCGTCAGGGGCCTTTTTTTGTGGCGGTATGCAGCAGTCCTGCGGCGGGTCGCAAGGGACTCGGGGACTAGCGCAGATATGCCTTGCCACTGTGGCTAGCTGTCGCTAATTTCTGCCCGAAGCAGCGCGGAGCTGCTGCACGCATCAGGAAGCTATGCCACGCATCACCCTCACGGTTGAGGCGGATCTACTGGATCTGCTGCAACGCCATAAGCCCAAACGCCAGGCCCTGTCAGCCTTTTGCGCTGACCTGCTGGAGCTTCAAACGCTAGGGCTTGACAGCGCTAGTAAGCTACCCGCGTACCGTGTCGGTGCGGGAAACACAGGTCACCGGACAACGGAGACAGGCTCTCAACCTCAGCCGGAGCAAAGCTCGGCAGAGGGTCACCTCTCTCCTCCTGAGAAAGTTTTCTCTCCTGACCTTCCCCCCATTGGGATGGGGGATGGTGTCGGGAGGGAGTCTGAGGGAACCCCTAGGAAGGACCCAAAGCAGATTCCGGGCAACCTGCTGGCGCACGATGATCTGATCCGTGATTTCTGGCGGATTAAAGGCGGCAGTAAAGGCGACCGCGCCTGGTCGTTGTTGCTCACTGAGCTGACCAAGATCCAAGACCTGCATGGCGACACCGTGCTGCGTCAGCAGATCGAGCTGGCGATCAACGGCAAGTGGAAGGGAATCACGCTGGCCAACTTGGAGCGCTTCGCCAAGCCCGGTGCCAAGGCCGCCAGCGGTGCCTACGTGGACTCGATCACCCGCGACCGTCAGGTGATGGATTCCTTCCTGGCCATGTTCCCCACCGAGCAGGAGGCTGCATGATCACGCAGGAAGACTTCGGCAAGGTGCTGCAGGCCCTCAGCCGCACGCTGCCGCGCTTCAAGCCCTGGGATGAAACCGCCATGGCCTTGGCGTGGATGACCTTCCCCGAGCGGGCCAAGCAGGAGCTGACCCGTGAGGTGTGGCTCTATGCCGCCGGCCAGCGCCGCCTCGATCCCAACCCACCGGAGGACGTGCCGCTGGATCTGCAGCTGCTCAACTACGTCTTCCGCAACGAGAACGGCCGCGCCAACGTGGAGTGGGGCCTTAAGGCCGATCTGCCCGAGCGGATGCAGCGCCCGCATGTGTTCAACCCGCAGCCGGTGCCCGGCCAGGTGGTGCTGCCGCCGGAGCCCGCCGTCACCAACCCGCTGCTGCAGGA